TCATTCTTTACTTTCTTTGTCATATTCGTATTCTTGTGTAAATAGCCATGCATAGTATAGGACTACCCATATCCCCATTGCTCGAGTTGCCAGAGTCATGTTATCTCTAATCAAAAAGAACGCACCGGTCAAAGCAGTGAATGTAGCTAATATGCTAATTATTTGAGATAGTCTCATACCTATATTGTAGTTTACGTAAATTTTGTTTAATTTCTTTAATCAGATAGTGAGCTGATGTAACAGGAATATCAAAGTACTTAGCCATGCTGCGAGCTGTGGTATATCCTTTGTCAATGTATGCCTCAAATACTACCCTGTGAACGTGGTCAGATATCTCACTGCGATAGATTTCAATCATCCCCTTGTGAGTGCTGTAGATTTTATCCTCTAATATCTTAGCCTGCAGGTCCTGCTCATCATCTTCCTGGTCATTGTCTTCATACTCCATTGAGTTTACCCTGTCATCCTTGTGGCTGAGTGATGTGTTCCACAGGATTTGATACTTGATTGTGTTGAGTAGATAGCTCTTGACCTGGTCTTCACTCTCAGCATCCTCATTGATTGTAAGCACATGGAGGTATGAGTTATTGATAACTGTATCCGCCTCGATATTGCTCCCCATCTTGGTGAGAAAGTACAGGGTGTATGCCCTGACCTCATCGAAATGGTTACTGATGTACCTGTCTAAGAGCCTTTTCATACCAATTCATAAAGTCCTTGTACCACACTTTCCTCCTCACTGATGCACAGAAGCACTCTCTTGGCTGTGGTCCATCGTATTTGACCCGTATCTTATAGAGCTGAACGCATGAATGCTTAGAATACTTTACAGCATCTGCAGTACTATCAATTGAGTCTATTAGGTCTATGTCAGTTTGTTCAAACATAATTCAAGTAAATAGGCACCAATGGCTGCTTGACAAGCTAGGATAAAGTCCTGATGCCATGCCAATGTAAGCCAAAAGGCCACACACTTACTGCAACTCAATGCATCTAGTAAGGGTATGGCCCATGTGCCTGGTCTTAAAGACATGTATACCCATGTCAAGGTTGCTTGTAGTGGCTCAAAATTGCACCACCACCAAGCCAAAGGTATTAGAGTTAGGAGTTCCATTGCTTCAAATATACTCTAAAAAATGAATCATACAACTCAGTGCCTACATTTTTACCTCTCATGAACCGGTATAGCTTGGCATAATTGACATTCATATCTTCAGATAGATGAGTCAGCTTGTAGCGTTTGCCTAGCATGTTGGTCATCTCTTTACGCATCCAATCGGACAGCTCCTGCTGCTCAGAAAGGTAGATCGTCACTGCTCTCAAGGTCTAAGTCTTTGGTTAGTTTATCAATAGGTGCCTGTTCAGTTCGTGAGCTTAGGCTCATGGTCCATGCCTCGATGGAGTTGAAGTACTTGATGGTGCCATCCTGTGCCTCCCATCTACGACCACGCAGGTTATAGCTCACCTCTACCACCTCACCTGCTTTCAGATTGTTAGCTAGGTCACATTTATCCTGGGTTAGTTGGAATGTGACATACTGAGGGTACTCATCCTGGCTTTTTAGAGTTACCTCTCTCTTCTTAAATTTGTCATTCACTGACGTTGTTGGGGTAATGAATACCACCTCTCCTTTGAATTTACTCATGGTTATTTATTTAGGTTTATTTCGTTTTCATTCAGGCTATCTATTAGAAAGCCCTGTATTTTTTCTACTATCTGATACTGCTCATCCCTTAGCTCTCCATACTTCAACATACCACGAATCTCTGCTTTGAGCTCCCATAGTACATTCAGCATATCAGCACCTTTGATGGCGCAGTAATGCTCTGCCTGCTCCTCAGGTAGGTTAAATTCAAGTATTGCTTTCATATGTTTCGTTGTAGTATTGTTCTGCTGAAATTATTTTTTTATTTATGACACTTAATCTACCATCGCAATACGAATCTTTTATCTGCTCCTCCTCCATTTCTTTGGCTTGGTTTAATACATTTTGAAAGTTAAATATTTTATCACTTTTTATCCTATCTGCAAACCATTCTACTGCTGTTTGTTTCATATCATTTCTATTTAATTAATGTGGCAACTTTTACCACCTATCCTTTATTAAATTGTTTCATATAAGGGATAAATTTATAGGTTTTTGTCCTTTTTATGACTAGTTATTTTCTTTAGCTTTTCAATATACAGAGTAGCATCCATTAGCTCCTCCTGTAGATGGTTAAGCCATCCAGTTAGATCTACATCTTTCCTGTCTAGATTGGTACCATACTTAGCCTGCCCTCGCTTACTCCGTTCATAGTACTTAGCCATGACTGATACCAGGATACTGTCCTGCTGCTGAATGGGCTCTTGGTCGTGTGTTATGTTCATGGCTTTTCAGGTGTGTGAGTTATTTCTTTCCATTGCTCCCCTCCTCCAAACACCTGCTCAGTTAATTCTGTGGCATAGTGACGTGCAGACATTGCAACATACTCACATGGGTTTTTGATTAGCTCATCCCTATAGTGCCCTGAGGCAGCTAAGAGGCCTTGCATTGCTCTCAAGCAGGCCTCGTGATAAAATTGTTCTTGTGTCATTATTTATTCTCTAATTGGGTTAATACTTCCTTATAAAACTGCGTTGCCTCAATCAATCTCACTGCCATCTGTATCTCCAGCTCCTTGTCACGTTCAAATGTGATGGATGTGATACGCTTAGCAGGGTCAATGTGGTCAACCTTGTGGATGTCATACCTATCAAAGTCACTCAACAAGTCATCTGCAGTGGATACCATGACATAGCACAGTTCAAATCTTGGCCTATCATACAGCCACATGTAAGCTCTACCTTGCCACTCATAGTCAGATAGATCCTTGAGCTCGTAGTTAGTAGCAGGGAACGTCTCTAAGGACCATGAACTCTTGATGTCAATGATAAGCTCCTCAGTAATGATATCACAGCTACCGGTTAGCCATTCATTTTCTGCTCTATGCTCGTATTTTTTGTAGTTCTCAAACCTAACTGAATTCAATAGATCTATTGAGTCCTGTTCCTGGTGTATGCCTTTCATGACATACTTGTTAGTGAGCTCCGTTTTGTACTCAAAAAAGTCCTCTTTAGCTTTTTGAATGATGTAGCTCTTAGCTGTCTGACCTAATGCCTCCCCTTTAGTCCTGGAGGAGGTCATTAGCTTACCTAATTGTGATGCTCTGAATTTCATAGTTGTTCTATTTCTTCTTTTACTTCATCCCAATAATCAACAAATGTTTCATGTATCCACATATCATCTGATGTAAATTCCATGCAAGAAAGTTGTTCTTTTGTAAATAAATAATTTAACTTTTCAGATTTTACTATCTCATCAACTGTAAGCAAAGCGGATTGCTTAGCTAACTCATTCCAATACCTTAGTACATCAGTGCCTAACTCATCATTAAGCTTTTCAGCTTTTTTAGATGTTTCTTGGTCAGTCCATTCAATGGATTCTGCTAATTGATAATACTTATCAACTAATTGCTTTGCTTTCTCTTTTGGTGTCATAGCTGTCCCTCCTGCTCTTTAGATAGGTTGTAAGTGGCTTTTAGCTCTTCAATTGAGTATCTACCCTCTTGTATAGCTTTGAGTGCCTTAGCAAACTTGTCAGCGTCTAATGTAGGCTTTGCCTTAGGTGCTCTGCTTGCCTCATGACCATCATCATCTACAGCCTGCAGGGATAGCAAACTAACCAAAGTATATCTACGGAAGTATGTGATAGCTCCTCCTAACTTCTGTGCATCTGTAATGGGAGGTAATGTCATGAATGATTCAAGGGTATAAGAGCTATCCACATCCGCAATGATCGTGTACACCTTATCATCCTTTACAGGCTGTATCAATAGCAGGCCATGGTCTAGTAGAATAGGCTCCACCGTATCAATGATGCTGTTAATATCTGCATAGTTTCGCTTCAGATGGGGGTTAGTAGCATTTTTTACTACCTTACCCATTGACTGCTTTGCAAGGTGCAGTTTTTGATAGATGTTTAGTGCTGTTTTTGCCTCGTCAGCTTGAGGGGTCTTTCTAACTGTTGCCATTTTTTAAGGTATTAATTTTAACAAATATACAAATAAATCTAATTGATTATAAAAATTCACGTAAAAATTTTAATTCAGTGCAAAAATATATTTTTTCACCTGTAAGTAAATTGGTTTTAATCACATCAAATCCATCATATTCATCCAGGATAAACTCATAATCTTTGCTTATCCAAAATTTCATATTGAATTCTCTTAGCTCATCAGGGGTGAATTTACATTCATCCATCATTCTATCTAGTATATCAGTATCTAGTTGCATGATTCAATGAATTGATTATACCACTCCACAAAGCTATCAAAGTCCTTAGCTATTATATAGGTACCTCCTGCTTTCTCAATGTTCTCCTGATACCTCTTCTGTGCATCACTCTGCCTATCCTTACCTATCTTTACCTCTATCTTAACACTACGGCCTTTGATGGTAGCAGATATATCGGCAGAGCCTGCAGTGCTTGTGCCTTTGGTCCAGGTAACACCAATGACCTTGCCTGCTGTGGTCTTTTTTTCTCTTGCTGTTCCCATGGTGTTAATGCGTTCAGCCTGATAGCCATGCAGGTTAATGTAGTCGCATATTGCTTTAGTTAGGCCGTTGGCCGTTGAGTCTTTGTACATTGTTTTGGGGATATAATCGGGTGGATAATTCGGGTGAGTGATTGCATAGCGTTTAACTTTTAACTCATGCATTAACGTTTTGTACTCTTTTTTCATCTTATAGGTTAATCTTCCTTAGTTAATTCAAAATATCTTCCATGGTGATCCTTATTCTTAGTGTACTTGTATCCCTTGTATAGTGCATACACCTGCACCCATTTGATAAACTTCCTGCTATCAAGGTCCTTAAAGCCATTGGTATCACCTTGGAATGCCTCAGTGCAGGACTTGTTGTAGTGTCTTACATCCAGGGCTATATTTCCATCCATTACAAAGTCATAGAACTCCTTGCAGGTGTTTTGGATGAACCTCTTTGCATCCGCATTGATAGATATACTTCTCAATAAACCTTTTTGCAGGTACATCTGCAGGTTGCTCAGCATGTAGTTATCAAAGTGAGCCCATTCATCCTTTGACCATTCATCAAACAATAGCTTCCCGTATTCATCCTGTGGGTTACGTTGACTATTAAAGTACTGAAAGAACTCTATCTCATGCCGTCTCCTGTCATGGGATGTACCTGCTCCACTAATCACATAGTTGGTAGTGATGACTATCTTGGGGCTCCGCTCAAATGGGATATAGATTTCATCCTTGTTTTTTCTGTTCACAGGAATACCCTCAGTGATCAGTGAGAATAACTGCTCAAAATCGAAATGTTTTTTCACATCATCAAAGGCTAGGACTTGAGTGTCCATGTTTACCCTCTGATACACAAAGTCATTCTTACTTGGGTTGTAAGCCTTACCGTCTATCTTAATAATCTTACGGATATTCCCAATGGCTGTCAACATCAAGCTCTTTCCACTCCCTCCGTTAGGATTATCATCAATCTCTTGGTCATTGAATATGATTGCCTTTTGGTCAGTCTTATCTTTGAACGTGTGGATGAGGTATCCAAGTGTTGACTCCATTGCTTTGATACGTTCACTATCCTGGGCTGATACCTTATGTACAAAATCCTGAAAATTGTTATCATGAGATGGCAGTCGTGTAAAGTTTCTTTTAATGATTTGCTCTTTCCAGATGTAGCCATCAATGTCGATGTAGCTAACTAGCTTAACCTCATCCTTAGTAACCTGCACCACTCCATTGTTGAATGGGATGTAAGAAACGTACCGGCTGTCCTGTAAGATACGCATATCAATTGACTCCAACATATTGAGATGGCTCTCAGTGAATAGCTGAGCACTCTTCGCACAGTGATTGTACACATCAAGTTCACCTTTGGCTAGGCAGTATTTGAGTACAAAGTCCTTGATTAGCTCCACTGAGCTCTCAGAAACCTTGTTCTCTTCGATGTACACATAGGTAGGTTTGTTACTCCGTTCAGGATAGTACTTAGCAAAGCCATGTTTATGCAGAAATTTAGCATAGTCATGCGGTACGATAGTAATTTTCTTACCATCAGCTTGCCAAAAAACATCATCTGAGTTCTGAACCTCCTCTTTCACTGACTCAATGATTGACCCAGTGACACCTAACTGCTTTTGTATATCTTCATCCTTGACCCCCTCTTTAAGTTTTAGCTTTACCTTGTTGACGGTCTGACTATCTTCAAAGTATTTGATGTTAAAATTACTTGATTTGTATGCATTGACCACGGTGTTATTAATTTCACTCGCTGTAAAATCCTCCTGTTGATATTGAAGCAGGTAATTCTTAGCGGCATATTGGTCCACCCCATACTCACACATGGTACAGGCTACCTTAAAGGTCCAATTATTACGACCATCTTCAAACTTACCATGATTAAACTTCATGATTAACTCAATGATCCTATCTTCATTCGCAATGGGTAGCACTGCTATCTTTTCACCCTTGTGGTATCCCTTATCCTGGGTAATACCTTGGAAGACTTCGCAGAACTCATTGAGATATGCATCAGGGTCGTATGATTCAAAGCAAACCCTTGACACATTGCTGTTAGCCACATCAAAGTAATTACTTTGTATGTACTCTTTGTATGCCTCAAACCTCCGTTTGTGTTCAAACTTAGTGCTCTCAGGTGTACGAATAACTACCTTAAGTCCATTTCCACTAGGAGATGTGAACATCATATAAACATACGGGCAATCCATTAGCCTCTTGCGTTCTGCCTGCAAGGTCTTAGCATTGGGGTACTTGTCAAAGTCCAGAACACAAAGTCCTGAGTGCTTAATCAATCCATCATCCTTGCGTTCAGAGAATGTACCATTAAACATGATGGCCATGAGCTGCATTTTGCTGTCAGTATCACCTGCTCTAAGTTTCTTTATTTTACCAATCAGCTCGGGGTTACCTTGCTTTATTCTGTTGTACACTTCTATGGCCTCAAGTGTGAAAGGTGTCTCTTTGCTGTTGAATAAACTGCGAAAGACTGAAATTTTAGGGTTAAACATATTGTAAAAGTATTAAAAAAGACGATAAAAGACAATTTGTGACGATGTTTTTATTTTATCGTCACGCCTATAAACTAGTGTGGTATTGGGTTTCAGCTAAAGCGTGACGATAAGACGATAAATTTTCCAAAACGAAAAGTTTTTTAGTAGTGTATTTTTAAGGTACCCTATATAAGAGAATCGTCACATCGTCACACCGTCACAAAAAAGAGGGAGCCTAAACCCCCTCCCCCATATTAACCCTTAAAAAATTATGGTCCTCAAAGATAGATACAATCTCGGTTGCAGTCATCTTGTCTTCCAATTTTGTTAATAACTTTCTAGGGAAAAAACCTGTCAAAGTAACCCGTGCTTCCTCGTCACACATCGGCATGACATTGACATCAAAGATACTTATATCGTCACGCTTAGCCTTGACAAGTTCTGGCAATGGGTAAATGTACTTGAGGTATCTTTCATCCTTTCGATTGTACCAATACTCATGTTCACGCATCCCATGGATCACTGTTGAATGGTCTCGGTTGAAAAATTTGCCTATCATGCTAAATGTCATGTGCCGGTAGTTGTACATAAAACTGTACAGATAGTACCTTTTATAGGTGACTGTCTCAGCTCTGCTAGGTGTGTCAAGTTTGTACTCTTCAATCAACTTAACTATGTCTTCATTGGCTATCTTAGTGAGCTCGAAAACTTCACTGTCTATCTCTCCTCTCATGTTTTCTCTATAAAGTATTTATTAAACTTATCTCTTTTTACTTGCAGGTCTAGCTTTATAAACAGCTGAATGTACCTGTATGCTGTGCGTTCACTGGTACCTAAGTACCTAGCCATCCCCATCACTGTCCTGGGCTTTTCCTGTAGCAACTGCAGGAGCCTTAGCACCCTGTATATTTTGTGTTGGTTCATCCTTCAATTCTCTTAGGGTCATTAACTCCTTTGAATAAGTCCGAGGTAGTGGATATCATTCCTGTTGCTTTCATGAAGTCCACCTCAATCTTAGCAGAATTTATAATCACATTACCTAGTCCACTGATTGCCTCAGCCTTTTCAATCTCTTTCTGCAGGTCATCGGCAGTAAGTTCATCATTGTCCAATCTCTCAAGAGCTGCGAATAGATGGTCTCTCAAGTCATTCATTTTGTTTCTAGCCATTTTGTTTGTTTTTTATTGTTTTGTTTAATTTAGCTTTAAGCCTGATTAGTTTTTTAAGGTCATCAGGGAACCTGTGGATTGTGTTACGGTTGGCATTCTCACCCATTGGGATGCATTCAAGGTTGCTTAGCTGTAAGTTCATGGTGTTGCCATCAATAAACCTAACAATGTGCTTTGCAGGGATGGGTCCATTGGCCTGCTCCCAAATCAATCTATGAGTTAGCACCCATTTGCTATCTGCAAGCTTACTGTAGTAGTACAATCTACCGCTAGTATCTTTGCGGATGCTCATGGCATTGTCCTCTTTAGTGTTGTGAGGCTTTCTCCCTGGCTTAAACATGGTCTTTGCTGCATTGGTCAGGAGTAAATTAGGACATTTCTTGCCCTCGTTCCATGACTTATTGCCTTTCTCAAACCTTGTATTTTTACCTGCGTTTAATATCAAAGCCCTGTTTATTTCTTTCTTAATTTTTGGATCCTTTTTAATGCCTTTCGAGTACGTTCTATTGTATACCTGGGATACAGTCAACCCAAGATAGTCACCTAACACCTTAGCAGGTATGTACGGGTACAATATCTCTAGTATCTTATCATGTCTCATATCTTTTCAATTACAAAGTGTCCGTAAATGTGGGTTCCTAGCTTAGTAAATTCGGCTATTTTCCATTTGCACAAGGCATAACTGTCGAAATTATATTCTTCGCTAATCCTGTTTTCGTAGTAGTAAAGTAATCGGTACATTGTGTTCTGCATTTTAAGTATTCAAAATATAGGGAGGTATTAAAGGAGCCTCCCTTGTCTCCTGCTAATGACTGCTTGGTCCACCATTGAGCCATCTTAAACAAGTCCATGCTATTATTCATGTTTCCAGCATTCATAGTTAAGGTCATCATGGTAATCTTTCTCTTCCTGTTTTAACTCTTCATACAGGTTGATGTCAGCCACCTCATCGTATAGGTCAGATAAGAGCTCCATCTGTTCTGCATCTGTTAGGATGTACTCGAGCTCTATCTCAATGCCATGATTAAAGGCTACAACGTGATTGATGACTAAGTCATATTCATTACCATCGGTTGGTTGAAGTTCAAAAATAAGTTCACCATAGAAATGGTCATATTCAAACTCAGCTAGGGGATATTTAACGGTAATCATAGTATAACAAAATAAGCGATTAATAAAAATGAGGCAGCGAGAAATCCAATCAACATACCAAATTCACAAATGGTATTCAACATCATTCTACCCTCTTTGTCTAGGTCTCTAAATGGGTTCTTAAATAGTTTCATCGTGTAAGTTTAAGCGGTTTAACAATTCATCCATAACCATCCATTCTAAGAATGCTCTTTGTGTAGATGAGTCCAATGGACCAAATGCATCCATCAGTTCATCATATTGGAACTTAAGTTCCTGCTCATAAGCTTTGATTGTGTCTGTCATAACTAAATTTTTAAGTGTTAATACCTGACAAAGATACAAAAGGTTTCATATCTGCAAATTATTTTACACATTTTTTTTTAGTTATGCACAAATTCAAGGCGAATAACTTCGATAAACTCAGTAAAAATAAGGGATTTAGCTAAGAAATATTTTTCTTACGGGTGTAGAGATACTCCTGATATTTAGTGAACACCAGGTGATTTACTTTGTTATGCTTTTTGCAGTCACGACATTGGAGCCAATGGTGCACAGTGCCTGCAGCAGTGACTACTTTCTTATTGTATCGGTGATTAGTACCTCCACATTCAGCACATTCGTACTTATCCCCTCCATGCTGAACAGCATAGTTGTGATTTGATAGGGTGTAGCTGTTTAATTTATTGAATACTGCCTCAAGGACCTCAACATCCATCTTGCAATACTCAACCATCTTATCTAATGCATCCTGGTCTTTGCGAAATACGATGTCTTTCCACAGGTCAAGCCCTCCCGTTTCCATCTTGGCACCTACCTTGAGTAGCTTAGCTATGTAGTCTAGTTTGTTGCTGTTAAAATTAAAGTATCTTTTAGCCCATTTCAGCGTGTCTAAGGTCTTTGGGGATGGCATAACACCAATACCATGAAATAAAGCTCTTGTACGTATCCATTTGAGGTCGAACCTATCACCGTTATGTGCCACAATCTCATCCGCTTCATTGAGAACTTTGACAAAAGCCTCAATCATTTTCTTATCACTTTGACTTTTGGACCATGTTAGGCTGTGAATTTCATCTTCACCCTCCCATTTATAGCAGATGCAGATGATAGCCCTCTCGTGGATAATATCCCCAGGGTTAATGGTTAGGTTGTATCCTGTTCTCCAAAACACACCGACATTGAAAGAGGTCTCAATGTCATAAAAAAGTCTTTTTCTCATAGCTTAAATAGCAGAGCAATCCTGTCAATTAGCCCCTTTTGTATTAAAAACCGAAGCAATATACCTAGAATAAATGATATAACAATAGGCCACCATGCCCATCGGTACTTAACCACCTGTTTAGCCTTGGCAGTTTTCCATTGTGTGTCACCTTTAATCTTTAAGGTCTTGACCCGTTCCTTGTACTCTATCCTTGTTTGCCATCTTGTTTTAGGTACATAGATATTGTTATACTTTATCACCGTATCGCGATATGCAATAAACTTTTCCCAAAAGATAGTATCATTGTGTATTATTGGGAATGAGTCAATGGTAGCTATGCGGATGGTGTCACTATCCTGGACAACTTGCAATCCATTCTTAAGTGCTTTCTTATAGTGCCATTGAGCACGCTTAGGAGCTGAACAGGATAGTAACACACACAAAAGAGAAAACCCGATAAGTGTGCGTGATGTTAATCTACTAAGCATATCGGGTGTATTAAAAACTGTCGCAAATATAGGAGAAATATGCGACAAAATAATTATTGAAAGTCTCATGTGCTATAGGTTTTGTAGCATTGCTATCATTCGGGGGCATGGGTAAATATCTGCCTTGTCTTTTCTAACTGAGTTATGCGTGTAAATCCCTGCAGTACCTTTGAATGCCTCTTTATCAATGGCAAATATCTCTGCCCGGTATGCCTTGGGAATGTCATAGGTATCACACAGGTACTCCACCAATTGACGGGTGCTTTCAATTTGCTCATCCGTATATTTGTACCAATACTTGTTACCCTTGTATGGTGTATCTAATGTGGTTACCATTGACGGGTCCACTACTCCCTTGACATAATTGTAGTACTTGCCATCCTTAAGCTTCAATGGACCCCAATTGCATATCTCAATACCTACTGATAGCTTGTTTAGGTTTTGGTACTTGAGTCCATGAGCAGAAAAGTCTTGTGAGTCAATACCTAAATGGTAGGCCCAATGCTTTGAGCTAAAGCACTGCACAATAGATCCTTTTTCACCTACCACAAATGCGGTTGCTATCCTATCTCCGTTACTATTCCACCAACGTGACACAGCTACGGGGTTCCCATTGCCTGCTGTGTGGTGTAGATAGATTTGTTTTTTCTCAGACTCTTCGTGAAAGTATTGAGAGTTAGATAGGCGTTCCTGATATATCTTCGTTGTGTCTAATTTCATCTATATCCTTTTTAATATCCTTGGCTCTAGCAAAAAGATTTTTCATTGCCTGCCATAGGTCAAGGCCTTTGACTGCTTTGTAGTTTTCATTGATACTCATAACCTCGATTGATACCAGGATAAGTGCAAGCACCTTTGTGAGCAATAGCTCTACTGAAAAAAACTGCAGGATGATGTTATTAAGTATGAATTGGTCTATCATAAAGAATAGAATCACGGTAACTTGATAGAGTAGCATCTTGCTTGCTATAGCACTGAGGCCCCTGCTTGTGATTGGCACCTTGTGTTTAATGCTTTTCCATACCCCTGTAATGGTATCAAGTACAATCACGAACCCAACAAGGAACAACAGTCCTGATATTGGCATGAGAAAGGTACTGACAACAGCTAACAACTTAAACCAATTGGCTTTCATTGTAGCTAGTAGTATGGTGAGCTGTGAATTCATTACAAGATTAGGATGCTGTTGTTATATCCGTTCTCTCTGAAGTTACCACACATACCTGTACAGGTAGTTTGATACTGATTGATGCAAGAGCAGGTGTTAAACATTGGTCTTAGGTCAGTGTCCATGTTAGTGGTGCTGATAAAGATAGGGAACAGGTTGCGGTTAGCCAATAGCCATCTGATTAGACGCTGCTCAAAGAATGAAGCTTTCTGTGCATAGTGCTCCATGCCAAATGCTACCTCTGAACGGGATACGCTAGCAGAGTAGTCACCATTTTGAGTCTGAAGACCTTTGTTTTTTAGCTGATAAGTCAACCCAAACACAGCATCTTCTGCAGACCTCCATGCAATGACAGGCTGAATGAACTCAACTAGATCTATCTCATCCGGTGTAAGAGTCTGAGTATTGTATGCATTCAACATATGATTGTAGAACGTGGTGCCCAGGATAGGCTGTATCCTTAATGCCGATTGTGTTGCTATGTATGGGGTTACATCCGTCACATCCACATTAGCTGTAATGGGTGTGTTAGTTTTTAGGTAGGTTTCAGTGATAAAATATAACATCAGATTGCAGGTGTTTGTGCCGCTGCATTGGCAGCCGCTTGTGTAACATCTCCACCCTCTACAGGAGCAAGTGAAGCAAGTGCTCTAATCTCGTTAATGGTCATGGTCTCAAGTACTTTGGTAGCTACCAATGGACTCAATGTGTTCAATGCATCATTAGTCTTAGAGCTATCACCCTCAAGTTCCACAATGGTCTCGTTAATGATTTGAAAGTTGTTGATAGTGAACTCAGCAGGGATGCGTGCAATGGTTAGTATCTCTTGGAAGATAGTCACTACTTGTTGACGTAGTTCCATCACTACGTTTTTCTCAAATATAACATAAGCTTGCTTGATATCAGAGCCACTGCCTAGACTTCCTGTGGTACGAATACCCATTAGGATAGGGTCAATGGTGTGAGCAAAACATATCTGCTCAGTATTCAATGCAGATGCCTCATGGAATAGCTTATCATTGCCATTGGTTGGTAAACTTTCTATCTTTGGTAGTTGGTCCGCTGAGTTAGCAAAGAATGCAACTGCCTTACCTGCATTGGCTGCACCCTTGAGGCGGTCAATGGTTTCCTTGATCATGTGTTTCTCCTCCTCAGACTGTGGTCTCTTAGGGAACATCATAGCAAAGGATGGAAACACACTATTTTGAATGTTGCTTTTAGCGAAATACGACAGTTCGCCCGAGAGAAACGCAAAATTTAGACAACTTGTATAGGTAGGGAGCGGATAGAAATCCTGCCCAACTGACTTGACTTCGTAGCAATATAGCTGAATTTCATCCGTACAGGTAATGTGGTAAGGCTTAATTACCTCCGTATCTATCCTGGTACTCCAATCATCTGATAAATAGTAGTATCTTTTGCATGGTGAAACCCTTACTTTCTCAGGTGAAACGTTCTCAATCTTCATGAGCTTTCTTTTCTCACCAAAATACAGCTTGAAGTACACACGATTGTGGATGATTAACTGCTTTGTGACAGCTTTCACGGTGTGTTTTAGGTTAGCTTTCTTTTCGAATGCAAACATCTCAAGTTTTTCTTGTGGTGTTAGCTTGTCAGTGGTAAGGTTGAAACCTCCACCAATCACAGCATTGGTCTTAAAGTCTACAATTGCACCGTGAAGCGGTGAGCTGTAGTACATTTGGTTCAGCATCTCAGGGTAAAGGTTACCTTCTCCAAATCGAACCCATGACTCCTGAACGTATCTACCATTGATGTATGGCAGTGTCAAGTTGCCTCTTCCTACCGGTAGGAATGGGGTGCTAAATGATTGATAGCCCTCCACCATTTCGGGGCCTTTTGATTTGCTGTTAAATAGTCTTTCGTACCAAGCCATAGTTAGTCATATATTGATGTACCTGCAGGACCACTCACTACCATTCTACCCTCTTCAATAACTACGCCTGTAGTTTGTGCTATTGTCAAAGGCAAAACGAATGCAGTTGAGCTCTCATATACCTGGTATGTGTACTGACCTTTCAAGAGTGTTATATCCGTTGGCTCATCAAGAGTAAACAGGTTGTATCTTTCAGGGTAAGCACTCGTATCAGCGGATGTGAAGAGCTGTGGTGTGCTTGTGGTATTCATTTCATTGGTGAACACAAATAAGTAGTGCGGTGTAGTAACCGTAGTGACCTCTGAGAGAGTCAATACAAACTGATTAATAACACCTTGATCTAAGTATATCACACCTATATTAAATTAGCTTTGTCAAATGTTCATAAAAAAAGCCCCACCAATGGCAGGGCTCTAATATAGAGAGGCAGGATTTTAAGGAGCAAGTAATGCTGATACGATAGTAGGATCTACCTCGTATGCTAGGTACTCATTCTCAGCCATCAAAGTAACTGCGTATTTAGAACCATCTGCACGAGTTGTTCCTGAGCCCTCACCTGTTGCAGATACCTGCAAGTATGGGAAGTACCAATACTTACCGTTAGCATCAAGTACGATAGCTACTAAGTATTGTTGACCTGCACCTAATATTTTGATAGCACGAGACTTGGCAGCCTCACGTCTATGGAACATTAAGTTGATAGTCTGAGTAACATAAGAGCTACCATTAACTAGGTCAATGTTTGACTCCTCTGTGAAGTTAGATGTGTTTCTGCGAATGTAGAAGTTTTCGAAAAGTACAGGAGGAGCCTGAAGATTGATTGCTGTTATTGTCCAACCTGCACCCGCTGATGGGTCTGTAGGAACAATAGATAGAACTTCATCTTGTTGGTTAATCCAAATACCGTAAATACCTCCACTGTTATTGTCGCATGATTTTGCGATTGCTTCTAATGCTTGACAAGACATGTTTAAAAAGTATTAAAGAGCCCCCTTGGTAGAGGGCTCATGGTTAATTATTATGCGTAGAATACGATCTCTCCTGGGTTAACAAAGTTGAAACCAACTTTCATGTTAGCACGAGTTCTGATGTAAGGCTCAGCTACAGTATCAGCTAAGTTAACAGCACGTAAATCAGAGCTATCACCCTCAGCATCGAATGCATAGATTAAGTTGTCTTTCAATGTCCACACGAAAGTGTTGTTAGACATACCTGGACAAACTACGATTTTGATACCTAAGAAAGTCAAAGACAAATCTTGAGTGATGTATGCTTGAGTGTTACCTGAAGCTACACCTAATCGGTAGATGTTAACCAATTGAGTAGGTAAGTACAAACGTAAGTCAGCAGTACGAGTAGCAATAGTAGCAGGAAGTAAAGCAAATGCTGCAGCTAATTTAGTTTCTAATGCAGCAAAGTTAGCGATAGCACCTGTACCACCATTGATAACAGGAGTTGTTCCTGGAGGAGGTGTCAATCCGTCTGTAAGTAACTTCTCGTAACCATCACACAAAGCAAGTGTAGGGTTAGCAGAACCTGTGTCACCTTGCCAACGGATAAGCTCGATGTTACCATTGATTTTGTTAGCCATCTCACCCCAATAGAAAGACATGAAAGATGCAACAGAGAAATCTCCGTTAGATCCTTTGCTCATTTGAAGAGATAAGAAAGATTGCTCTAAGTCAAACTGACAAATTTGAGCCATTGCAGACAATGCACAAACGTCAATCTCTTTCGCATCTAAATCATCATTAGGAGCTGAGAAAGAACAGCTAGATGGTTGTAAGATGTTACCGAAAGTAACGGTAGCTAATTTAGTTTTGTACTTTACTCCTGGAAGAGCTCGGTAGTTATCAGCAGTATCTTCACTCAAGTAAGCTTGAGAATAGAATGCCTCAGGGTTCGCTGCCAATAAAGCAGTTTGGTCGATTTGCAAATCGAATTTTAATTTACGCATGGTTTTATTTGTTTATAAATTTGTTTACACTAGAAAAACGTTGCTGTGCACTCATGGCCACAGCCTCACTCACCACCTCATCCTCTACTTCCACAGATAGTGCCTCTTCCAATTGGTTTTTAAGGTCAGCTATCATAGCAAGTAAAGCATTCATTTGCTCATCAAGCACAGGCTTAACAATAGCAAGGATTGCCTCTGCATCTACTACAGGGTCAACCGCCATTGTCTCTTCCTCTGCAGGAATTTCTGCTGTTACTGTCTCTTCTACGACAGTATCTTCTAGAGCTACTTCCTCGGAAGCCTCTACTTTTTCAACCTCACGTATCTCAATAATCTCTCCGTCTTTTACAACATAGATTTTATCCTCGATAGTGTGTTCTCCATCAGGTAACTTGTTCATTTGTATATTGTTTGTTTGTTGCTCTTTTAGTTTCATCCCAAGGTAGCCCTCAATAGAGAAGCCTATCTGCTCTTGTGCTACAAGCTCGGCATAGTATTCCTTATCCGTTACCTGGGCAGTAACCATAAGAGTACCCTCCGGTACTTCAATACCAAATGATGAATAGGCTTTGTCCTCCATTGGAGTGTCAACTATCCATGCCTCAAGGACATAGGCAGGTACAGTCTTAGATTGGTCATGCTCAAGATTAAACAAATCTCGGTTAACCATCTGCTTCATGAACTTGCCATGGATTAGCTCAATCTCTTCCTTGGTAAACTTGACATTGTACTCCTCTTTGCTATCTTCATCAAAGCGATAAATCTCCATAGGTATCAAAGCAGGTGCAGTGATACGGTACTTGAGTTCATCAGAAAAGAATAAAGGTTTAGCCTGGGAACTGAATGCCATCCCCTTAACTTTGATTGCAGGAGTAGCAGTAAATGCTATCTGCTCAATGCCAAGGTCCTCACCATTTTCAGCGTATGCTGGGTCGATAGTGATTTGATAGGTAGGGATATTCTTTTTTGCCATCTACCTATATTAAAAAAACTCTATATTTGTTCAAAAATTAAACTATGATAACTATCTTAAACAGGGAGATTCCCAACCAAATTGATGAGCTCACTATTGAGCAGTTTGAGGCCATCACTGAAATCAACAATGATCCTAATCTAGACCCCATTGACAAGCACCTAAAAGTATTTGCTTACCTTGGGATACCTGAGTCTGAGTTTTGGGACTATGATGTTGCTGACTTTGTGGTAATGGTCAAGGATTTTAACAGCATGGATCAGAAAGATTTTCCTGTAGTGGAAGAGCTTGAGCTTGACGGCTATATCTACAGGGCTGAAATGAGGCTAACGGTACGTGACACTAAGATGATTGAGAAGATTGCACTGTCTAAACCAAAGGGATATATCTCTGAGATGCTAGCAATCATGTTCAAACGGGAGGACCTTACCCCAACGGAGCACTACACTGATGCACACATCAAGCAAAAGGCTAAGCTTATTCGTAAACTTAATGCCAATATCTCCATCCCTTACATCATGTTTATTGCTAACAAGATTGGACAACAAGTAAAGAATGATACAGCTACCCAAGCAATGGAGCCAAGTAACGCTTGAGCAGTACATTGAATTTAATAAGATAGATAAAGACCAGGGAGCCTACTACTACAATAGTGAGGCTCTCTCTATTTTAGCCGATGAACCTATCGAGGTCATTGAAGACCTTGATGTGGATGAGATGAGGGAACTTATCAAAGAAAATAAGTGGTGCCTATCTGAGCCATCCAAGATGTACAAGCATGAGGTCCTAGGGATGAAGTTCAAACCATTCAACAAGCTTACCCTCTTTGAGTTCATTGACCTTGACTACTATTTTGTGAATGACTACATTGGCAACATGGCTAACATCTGTGCTATCTGCTACCGGCAAACTAGAATAAATGAGTGGAATGATGAAGTGCTTGAGCCTTATGAATTTGATTGTACAATCAGAGCTGAGAAGTTCCTTGACCTACCTATCACTGATGTGTATGGTATCCTGCAGGAGTTCATCAAGTACAGGGATACATTTCTTAAGAACTATGAGAACCTGTTTAGTGGTGAACTCGATGAGGATCTAACTGATGAGGAACGCAGAGAGATGGACCCCGAAGAGATAAAAGAAATCGAGAAAGAAAAGA